GAAATTATTAATTGGGTAAATCAATAAAAATGGCTAGATACGTTTCAACAAAAACATTTGACAATTATTCCGTTGCTATCAGACAATGGAGAGCACAACATTCACACTGTCAATTATTACACGGTTATGGAATGTATTTTAAAGTATGGTTTGCAAGTAATGAACCCGATATCGAAAATCAATTAGACGATATGAATTGGATAGTTGACTTTGGTGGTTTTAAAGAAGCACCTAGAGGTAATGGACTTAAAGCTTGGATGGACTATATGTTTGATCATACTTTACTTATTGAAAAAGATGATCCATATTTAGATTTCTTTAGATCAGCAGAAATGGAAGGATTATGTCATTTAAGAGTTATGGACAAGATGGGTTGTGAAAACTTAGCTAAACTTGTTTATGATAAATTTAATGATGTATTATCTAAAACAGATGCTGGTCGTTGTAAAGTAATTAAAGTAGAATGTTTCGAACACGAAAAAAATTCTGCAATATTTCAAGAAGACTAAAACAAAAATAAATATGAAAACAATTTTCAAAAATGGAGCTTACGAACGAGTAAGTGAAGAAGTAGCTGAAATCAGCGTTAGACATCAAGGTGCTAAGTATGTTTCTAAATCAGAATGGAAACTTAATACTCGCAATGTAATAAAATCAGAAACAGTAATTGAAGCCGAATCAAAAGGTGAAATAACTAAATCTAAAAAAGCAGAAAAAGCTGCTAAATTAAAAGAAAAACAAAGACAATAATATGGGATCTAATAATTCAAAACAAGTTATTATATGCGAGCGTTGTAAAGGTAATGGTACCGAATACAAACCTGTTTTAGCACAACCCGTTAAATATGTTACGTGTGAAGCCTGTCACGGTTCAGGTAGATTAGTTAAAGAAACAACCGTTAAATATTATCCATTTAAAAATAATAACAATGAGTAAAATAGACCCACACAAACTACTTATTAGTAGTGACTTCTACTCAGTACAAGGAGAAGGTATTAGTACAGGTATTCCATCTTACTTTATTAGACTAGGTTTATGTAATTTAACTTGTGGTATGTCTAACCGTTTTTTAAAAGCACTAATTAATGAGAAAGAATTAGCTGACGGTGAGATATTCAAAGGTGACTTAGAACTAGAAGGTAAAGCAACTTGGACTTGTGATAGTACATCTCAATGGGCTTGGAGAGGTGAAGATAAAGACTTCCAATATCTGATTGATAGATGGAAAGAACAAGGCATCTACGATGATGTTAAAAATGGAACAATTCATTTGATTTGGACTGGTGGTGAACCTACAATTAAAGGACATCAAGAGGCAATTACTAATTTCTTAACTTACTGGTACGAACAGGATAATTCAATTAAACCATATAGTGAAATTGAAACAAATGGCACTGTAGAAATTGGAGATAATTTATTCGAACACCTACACCAAATTAATAGCTCACCTAAGTTAACAAACTCAGGTATGACTGAAAAACAACGTATTAAACCAGAAGCGATTAAACGCATTATGGAACATTCTAATTACCAATTTAAATTTGTTATATCCAATGAAGAAGACGTACAAGAAATATTCCGTGACTTTATCGTACCATTTAGCATACCTCTTGCCAATGTGGTTTGTATGCCAGGACTAGATAACCAAACTGATTTCCACGAACGCACTCAGTTCGTTTTAGAAATGGCTAAAAAATATAAATTCCGTGGTTTAACTCGTTTACACATCTCAGCTTGGGATAAAACATTAAATGTATAATTATGACTAATTCTATTGAGCAACATCTAAAAGATATCTTAGTAGAAAAAGGAATTGAACTATCACTAATAAGCGATTATATAGAAGATATATTCGCTTTTAGTGGGTTCGAATCTTACGAAGGAATATCAGATAAAGAAGTATACGAAGACTTTAAACAATGGCAACTACATGCAGGATAACAAATATAGTTTTGTAATAGAATATCAAAATGGTCTTAGAATTACATGTTATGATTTACATGATAATACAACTGAATTTTGGATTAAAATCTATATTAATCAACAAAAACAAAATCGAAAATTAGTTTGGGAAAGTAATAGTGTTGGTGGTCAAATTGTTGATGAAACTATAGTTAATAGTGAATCATTTAAAATACCATTTGCTGAAAACGCAATTGCTAGTAGTTATTTTACAGAATATTTTTATAAAGGATTAGTTCCGTATCATATTGAAATCTATAAACGTTATACTGATGACCTTATATATTCCGAATCATTTGATTGTCGTCATAAACTAATTAATTTTACTTTACATAGTAATGATCCTAAAGAATTACATACTTGGGCTTGTGCTATTAAAAAGTTTAAAGAAGAAAATAGTTGTGAAATATCAGTAATAAATGATTGGTTATGGGAAACTAAAGAATATGATTTTATAGATGCTTATTACCGTGCTGAAGATAATTTTACACAATATTATGCTAGTTTTGATATAGGACGATTTGGTGATGAAAATACTCCTGATTTGTATCGTAATCCTGATGGTTTAAAAAATAAAACATCATTAGATATTATTGAAGACATTTTATATCATTATACTAAGAATCTATGAGAAATGTTTTAATGATAATGAATGCTCGGAACATAGGCCCTTTTAAGGACTGTGTTGATAAACTAAATATAGATAAAGTTTGGTTTAAGGGTTATACTGAATTTGAACTAAATACACATATTAATAAATTCATTCAGGAAACGGATTATGATAATTATTTTTTAGCACCTGATGATTTATTAATTAAAAAACATCATTTTGAGTTATTAGAACGAAAACTTCAATATCATGATATTGTTACGGGGTGGGGTGTTTGGAGACAAAACTATACGTGGACTACTATTTACAGACAAGATAAACTATACACTTATAGTCAAGGACCGGCATTGCCTTTATTTAAAAAACATTATAACCTAGTTAAAACATACGAAGTAGACTCACTACCAGATGAAATAGAAACCGCTTTTACCGGTTGGTTCTTTACAGGAGCTAAACGACAAGTATGGTTAGAATATCCCTATCAAACACTAGCAGTACATGATTATCAACCTGGAGCTTCTACTGATTTACATTGGTCTAAAAGAATATTGGAAGATAAAAAATACAAACAAATATGTATTAAAGACGCTAAAGTAACACATATATCATATATTGGTAAAGATTACTTAGATTTAAAATTTGATATTAAAGAAATTAAACATGAACAAGCAACTATTAAAAGAGTCAATTAATCGCAAAGAAAAATCAATTTTATTCTTTAACGCTACATGGTGTGGCGCTTGTAGGGATAGTTATGAAATAGTAGACCAAATCAAAGAATCAAAACCCGATTATAAGTTTCATGACATTGATGTTGATGATAAAGATTCAAATGAAATTGGTGAATTATTCGAAGTTGACTTCCTACCTACTATAGTTGTAATATCTGAAACAGGATATAAAACATACAGTGGTAAAAACCAAATAAAGAAACTATTAAAATAATTTGGTTTCTTAAAAATTAGTTATTATATTATAGAAATAAAATTTATACAAATGGAGTTATTAAAAAAATCAAACGGTAGTTTACCACGTACACAAGACGAAGTTAATCAAATGATTGATAAAGCAGCCGAAGCGTATGGTGAATTCCTTACAGCAGTAGGTTTTGACTACAAAGCAGATCGTCAAACTGAAGATACACCTCGTCGTGTAGCTAAAGCATGGTTAAAAGATTTAATCGTGGGTTCAATTACAGATGAACCGAATATTACAGTATTTCCTAATGACGAAGGTTATAGTGGATTAGTAGTTCAATCAGGTATTCCTATTGTTAGTATGTGTGCTCATCACAACTTAGCATTTACTGGATTTGCTACTGTAGCTTATATACCAGGTGAAAACGTAATTGGATTATCTAAATTAAATCGTATTGTAGAATGGTTTAGTCGTCGTCCACAAATGCAAGAGTCATTAACACAACAAATTCATGATTACTTAGCTACTAAAATGGATTGTCCATCTGTAGCAGTTAGTATTGCTTGTAAACACACTTGTTGTTCACATAGAGGTATTAAACACCCATCAGTAATGACTACAAATAAATTTAGTGGTGTGTTTATGGAAAAAGATAACTTAATTCGCGAAGAATTCTTACACGCAATTGAGGTTAATGGAACTAAAATGAAATAATATGCAACCAAAAGAATCAAAATCAAGCAGACATTTTAAAATAAGCCTAATCAAATCAGCATTTAGAATAATAGCAGGTGCTGCTTTAGCAATGGGAAATTTATACATAGCAGGAGCAACACTTATAGTAGCTGAGTTATTAGGTATTGTAGAAGAATTATAAAAATATAAGTTATGGAAAAAACAAATTATGTTCCGTTTGTAAGCGAAGTAGAAACATTTAACGCTACAATGGGTAAACCAAACAATTACTCTCCAGTAATTCCAGAAGAAAAAGAATGGATGTTTGTGTATAATTTTATTCTTGAAGAATTAGAAGAATACAAACACGCTTGTGAAACAGGAAATATTGTTGAAGTATTAGATGCACTTTGCGATATCGCTTATGTATCAATAGGTAATGGAGTAATGCTACACGGTTTAAAAGACCAAATACTACCAGCATATGCTGAAGTGCAAGCATCAAATATGTCTAAAGCTTGTAAAACGGAAGAAGAAGCAATTGAAACCGTAAAAGTAAGAAGCGCTGAACAAAATGCTGATTGCCATTATGAAAAACAAGGTGAATTTTGGATTGTATATCGTACGTATGATCGTAAAGTAATGAAAAGTATAAATTACTTTAAACCAAATCTTAAACAATTTTTAAATAAATAATATGACAACCGAAACAAGAAATGCAATTCAAGCTTTAAAAGAAGTTATTTTATCATCTAATCCAAACCCAAGATATGGAGATATGATTAACGCTTTAAACGCTCTAGAAGCAACATTACCCTCAGAAGAAACAATTGTATCTCAATTAGAAGAAGTTAAACAAGAAATAGTTCATGAAATGCAAGAACTAGGTGCTACCGAAGAACAAATAGAAAATGTTGTAGAAGAAGTACAAGAAGTAATTGAGGAAATAGTTACTCCTAAAAAGAAAAGTAGTAAAAAAACTACTACACCCCCAACAGAATAATTAACTTAAAAACGGTTTTGTAAATAATGTATCAAGCAGTCTATTACGATAGAGAAGAAAAACAATATTATCTTAGAGATGATAAACGAGGATGGAAACAATTTCAATATTGGCCTACTTACTATTTTCCTCATGAAGATGGAGAGTTTGAAACTCTAGATGGTAACAGAGTAATGCCTACTAAAAAAATAGCTGACTGGAATGATGTTAGTTATTATGAAAAAGACGTAGACAAATGTACTCGATTGCTTGTAGATTATTATTACGAATCTGATGATACGCCTAAGTATCACAATATCGTTTATTTAGATATTGAGTGTGAAATAGCAGGAGCATTAACTGAAGAAAGTATTAAAAATGCTCCTACTAAAGTAACATCGGTAGCTCTATATGATAACAATAGTAAAAAATACTACTGTTTGATTTTAGATGAAACCAAATCAATGAAATCAGTAAGCGATGAAAGTAAAGAAGTAATTCCGTATCATACTGAAAAAGAATTACTACGTGGATTTTTAGATTTTTGGATTGAATTAGACCCAACTATTATTACTGGTTGGAACAGTGGTTTCTTTGATATTCCTTATTTGTATTATCGTATTAGTAAGGTATTAGGAGAAGCAGTTGCTAATACATTATCCCCACTAGGTAAAATTACATTTACACCCCAATTCCCAGAACAACCTGTAAACATAGCAGGTATTAGTCACTTAGACTATTTATTGTTATTTAAGAAATTTATAACAAAACAAGAACCAAGTTACCGTTTAGGTGACATAGGTACAAAATATGTTAAGTTAGGCAAAATCGATTATCATGGTTCGTTAGACAAATTATTTAAAGAAGATGTAAATAAGTTTATTGAGTATAATATTCGTGACGTTGAGATTATTGTTGAATTAGAAAAGAGTCAAAAGTTTATTGATTTAACAGTTGCAATTGCTCACTTATGTCATACTGAATATGAACAAATCTTCTTTTCAACGGTGTTAAATGAAGGTGCTATTTTAACTTACTTAAAACGTAAAGGTATTGTTTCACCTAATAAACCAACCACATACAATCCAGCTTTAAAAGAGTTAAAGGAAGAATATGCTGGTGGTTATCTAAAAGATCCGGTTCCGGGTTTATATGAGTGGGTTATTGACTTGGACTTTACATCACTATATCCTTCAATTATTCGTTCTCTTAATATGGGGATTGAAACATTAGTAGGACGTGTTGTAAACAGAGGTAAATTTGATAATCAATGGTCACTTAAAGAATTAAAGGAAATGGATCCTGAATTCGTTGTAACTATTGAAAAAGTAAAAAAAGATAAACGATTATCTCAAGCACAAATCACTGTAGGTAAATTAATCGAATTAATCGAAGGAAATGATTTATTAATTTCAGCACCCGGTGTTATGTTCCGTAAAGACAAAACAAGTGTAGTGTGTGAAATTTTATCTGACTGGTTTGCTAAACGTCAAGAATACAAAAAGTTGATGAAGAAAGCATATAAAGAAGATAAAGATCCGGTTATGGGTGAATTTTATAATCGCCGTCAACACGCATATAAAATTAAATTAAACGACGTTTATGGTGTGTTTGCCATTAATAGTTGGAGATACACAGACGGAAATAAATTCATTTCTAAAGCGATTACTTTAACGGGTCAACGTTTAATCCAAGAATCTATTAAATTCACAAATGATTGGATGAATGAACAATTAGGTACTAAAGGTAAAGATTATATTGTAACTTCAGATACCGATTCATTGTTTATTCAAGTTAAAGATTTAATATTAAAACGTAATCCAAGTCTAAAAGATGCACCACGTGAAGAAATTACAGCCGAAGTATTAAAAGTAGCTACTGAAATACAAAAATTAGCAAATGATAATCTTCACACAATGGTTAAAGAATTATTTAATGTTGATTATCCTAACGAACCTCATTATTTTGAATTAAAACAAGAGGTTGTACTTGAAAGGGGCTATTTCTCAGGTAAGAGAAGATACGCTCAGTTTATTGTAAATAAGGAAGGTGTACCGGTAGAAGAATTAGACATGAAGGGTTTAGACCTAATGAAATCTAATTTCCCACCATTGTTTAGAGATTTTGGAGAACATATCCTTAAAGAACTTATGTTTGGTAAAACTAAATCTTCTATTGATAAACAAATTCTAGACTTTAGAACATCACTACGAACAGTAGAATGGGAAAAAATACTTAAACCAACTGGTTTAAAGAAACTAGAAGAATATATTGCTAGAGGACCAAGTGCAGGTGAAATATTTTCTAAATTAGCATTAAAATGTCCTATTAATACTAAAGCAGCAATTTATTATAACGATATGCTTCGCTTTAAAAAATTAGATAAAAAATTCCCATGTTTTCAAATTGGTGATAAAATGTTTATTGCTTATTTAAAAGAAAATCCATATCAGATAGAAGTTATAGGATTTAATGGTTACAATGACCCCCCAGAAATAATGGAATTTATTGAAAAGTATATTGACCGTGATGGTATCTTCGAATCAGTTATGAAAAACAAATTAGAATCGGTTTATAGTGATTTAGGATGGGGTGCACCGGTATTTAATAACAACGTAAGCAAGTTTTTCTCATTTGGCTAAGCCAAAAAAAATTATTATATTCATAGTATATGGTTAGTAAATTAGATTTAGTGTCCGTTATTTCAAAGTATTATTTGAACGGAATGAATGAAGCAGTTAGATGGGAAATTAAAGACGAAACAGTAAATATTAAATTTACTTCCCCTGCAAAAGAAATGATTGGTAGTGTTGTTTTCAAAGGTATGCCTCTTGAAGACTCAACTATTGCTATTAGTAATACTACTCAATTAATTAAATTGTTATCTATTACAAGTGGTTATTTAAAATTAGATTATGTTAAACAACATAAACTGATTGAAAAACTTATGGTAGCTGATAATCAATTTACGCTTAATTATGCTTTAGCAGATTTAATGATTATTCCTAAAACAGGTGAATTGAATGGAGAAATTGCATTTAATATGGAAGCTGATTTAGACAATGAAAGTATTAATGCTATTGTAAAAGCAAAATCAGCATTAGCTGAAAGTGAAACTGTAGTAATTAAACCAACTTCAAACGATGATGGTGAATTTCAATTAGAATTGGAATTTGGGGGTAACGTAGAATATGCTAATAAAGTATCATTTTATATTCCTAATGTAGAAACTACAAACATACCAGATGAATTTAAAGTACATTACAATTCAAACATGATTAAAGAAATTATGTATTGTAATAAAGATATGACATCAGGTCGTATTGCTATAAATTTAGATGGTTTAATGAAATTAGAGTTCGAGAACGATACTCTTAAAAGTACTTATTACCTTGTTGCAAATGAAATATAAGGCAACATATTTATAATATATAAACAAAGTTTTAAAAAATAGTCTATGAAATTACAAGCAGTTTACAATGCAATTATTGTAAAGCCCTTCGATGAAGAGGAAACAATGTACGGAAACATTATCGTTCCAGATTTAGGAAAAGAAAGAAATTTAAGTGGAACAATCGTATCAGTAGGACCAGGTAGTTATTCAGCTACAGGGGAAATGATGCCTACATTATTAAAAGTAGGTCAAAAGGTTATTTTACCTCAAATGGGACCTGTAAAGGTTGAAGATGATGGTATTGAATATTACGTTTGTCCTGAACACCAAGTATTAGCAATTATTAACGATTAAAATAAGTTATATGAGTAAAATTATAGAGTTCGGCCCAGAAGCCCGTAGAAAGTTATCTAGTGGAGTTGACAAATTGTCAAATGCAGTAACTGCAACTTTAGGTCCTAATGGACGTAATGTTGTTATTTCAAAACCAGGTGAATATCCTCAATCAACTAAAGATGGTGTTACCGTAGCTAAATCTATTACCTTAGAAGATCCAATTGAAGAATTAGGTGTTCAAATGGTTAAACAGGCAGCTATCAAAACGGCAGATACAGCAGGTGATGGTACTACAACATCTACTTTATTAGCACAAGAAATGGTTAAACAAGGTTTAACTTATTTAAACAATGGAGCTAATGCAGTAGAAATTAAACGTAGTATTGATATTGCTGTTAAAGATGTTTTACAACACATTCGTGAAGAAATTAAAGAAAATATTTCATCTGAAGATCAATTAAAACAAGTAGCATCTATTTCAGCTAATAATGACCCAGCAATTGGAGAGTTAATTGCAACAGCAATGCAAAAAGTAGGACGTGAAGGTGTTGTTCATATTGAAGAATCAAAATCAGGTGAAACATATCTTGAAACAGTAGAAGGTATGCAATTTGATCGTGGTTATAAATCACCTTACTTTGTTACTGATAATAACACAATGTCTAGTACTTTAAATGATGTTTTAGTTCTTATTTTAGATAAAAAAATTACTCAAGTAAAAGAATTATTACCTATTTTAGAAACAGTATCTGCTCAAAATAAATCATTATTGATTGTAGCTGAAGATATTGAAGGTGAAGCATTAGCAACTTTGATTGTAAACAAAGCAAGAGGTATTTTAAAAGTATGTGCTGTTAAAGCTCCTGACTTTGGTGATCGTCGTAAATTAATCCTTGAAGATTTAGCTATTTTAACCGGTGGTCAAGTAGTTAGTTCTGAAAAAGGAATGAAATTAGATCGTTTTAATACTGATTGGTTTGGTAAAGCTAGAGTAGCTACTATTGATAAAGACAATACAACTATTGTTGATGGTAAAGGTGAAGAAGCAGCAATTAATCAACGAATTGAAGAATTACAAATTCAAATTGAAAATGCAAAATCACCATTTGAACAAGAAAAATTACAAGAACGTTTAGCTAAATTTATTGGTGGTGTAGCAATTATCCATGTTGGTGGAAACACTGAAACGGAAATGAAAGAAACTAAAGATCGTGTTGACGATGCTTTACATGCTACAAAAGCAGCAATTGAAGAAGGTATTGTTCCAGGTGGTGGAGTTACATTATTACACGCACGTAACGGTATTAATAACCGCGATACTATTGGTTCTAAAATCGTTTGGAATGCTTGCGCGGCTCCATTTAAGAAAATACTTGAAAACGCAGGTTACGAACCTGAAAATGTTTACAATGCTATTAATGCAGCTACAGGTGGTGATTATTGGTATGGATGGGATTTAAAAGCAGAAACATTCACTGATATGAAAGAAGCAGGAATTATCGACCCAGCCAAAGTAACACGTTGCGCTTTAGAAAATGCAGCATCAGTAGCAGGAACAATTTTATTAACAGAATGTACCGTTGTTGACAAACCTGAAGAAAAGAAAGACCAACAAGGATTTGGAGACATGGGAGGAATGTATTAGATTCAACCAATGGCAAAGCAAATAAAAGAAATAAATGTATTAATCGCTCAACGTGTCCCTCCTGGGGACCGTTGGTCGTTAATAAACGAAGATATAGTTCACAAATCACTTACTGAAACCTTAGAAGCATATTTTCAGAAAGTAAATCAACCTTGTGAATTTAGACTTGCTCCTTTAAAAGGAGAGTTGTATGTTATTACAACAAAAGAAGAAACTGTTAAAGTTGAACCACCTAAAAAGTTCAACATTTACGGTGATTATTAAGAAGTTATAAAAATTAGTTATGAAGCAACACACAATTTGGAACGAATTGTATAGGCCAACAACCTTAGAAGGTTATGTTTGTACCGAAGAGAACAGAAACAAATTTCAGGAATTTATCGATAAACAAGATATTCCTCACCTATTATTCGCTGGTAAACCTGGTTCAGGTAAAACCACATTAGCAAAAATATTAGTTAATAACATTGATTGTGATTTTCTTTATATTAATGCTGCTGATGAAAGAAGTATGGATGTTATGAGAGAAAAAGTAGGTTCGTTTGCTGCCGCTAGTAGCTTTAAACCACTTAAAATTGTAATATTAGACGAGGCAACTCATATATTACAAGCATCTCAGGTAGTATTGTTAAATATGATGGAAACATATAGTTTAAAAACCCGTTTTATTTTAACAGGTAACTACCCAGAACGTTTAATAGATCCGCTTCGTAGTCGTTGTCAAGAATTTGACTTACAACCACCATCAAAAAAGGTAATTGCTCAACACATTGACAATATCTTAAATAGTCAAAACATAGAACATACATTAGAAGATATTGCTATTATAATCAAAAAATTCTACCCTGATTACAGACGAATTATTAACAGTTGTCAAAAATATACTGTAAATAATGTATTAAAATTAGATAACACAATCAATGTATCTAATGATTATAAACAGCAAATACTGGCCGAATTAAAAGCACCAAATGCTAAATCGTTCAATACACTTAGACAAATATTGGCCGACGCTGATTTAAATGATTATGAGGATTTATATCGATTTTTATATGATTCGTTAGGTGAATATTCTAAGAACAATGATGGTATTTTAATCATTTATATTGAAGAATACAAATTTCATTCATTATCAAGAGTAGACCAAGAAATATGTTTCATGGCTCTATTATCAAAAATATTACAAACAATTTCAAATAAAAAAGTATTATGAACCAACCAAAATTAAACATTGACATTAAGTCAACGACATCAATTACATCACCTGAAGGAAATAAATTATTCGCTGAAGGAGTTATTTTACGTAAAGTATCTAAATTTGTAGCTGGTACTTCAGAAGATGCAGTTATACCAGTACCAGTTTTTTATGATGTGAAAAGCGGTAAAATTCTAATTGAAATGTTACCTAAAGAATTAAGAGAGGAATTTAGCAATGACAACGATATTCGATTGGCTTAAACAAATAACAGGAGAGAAACGTAAGTGGGAATCATTTACAGAAGTTGAAAAAGAGTCATTTAACCCTTATATGACTCATCGTTTCATTAGTATGTATGAAGGATATATTGATATAGCAAATTACATTCAAACCATACCATACACCGAAAAAGAAAAAATCTATAAAATCTATTGCGACATGATTCCGAAAAAAAATGTTTTTTTAAAGTACATTAAGTCATCTAAAAAACGTACCCCCGACACTCTTCTACAGTACATTGCTAAAGAATATACCGTTTCGCTTGGAGAAGCTGAAGAATATTCGTATATTCTAGGTAAAGCTGGCATTATTCATATTCTACATAAACATGGTGTAGATGAAAAAGAACAGAAAAAATTATTAAAAGACTTAATTCTATGACAAAAAACAATGAGTTGTATCCTTACTCATATGAGAACAAAAATGCAATAAAAGCATTTGAAGAAACATACCCTACATTAGCTGAGGAATTTAAAAAAATCCAAACCGAACAATATACCTTGTTTGCTAAAAAAATGATGGATTATGGAATTGGAAACATCGCTTTAGGATCAGATTTATCTGAAGAAGAAGATGTTAAATTTTCAATTATGGGGATTTGGTTACGTTGCAACGATAAAATTAACCGCTTAAAAAACTTACTTAAAAATGGTAAGAATTATGTTAGTGGAGAAGGTATGGTTGATAGTTTTATAGACATTGCTAACTA